GATTTTGGAAAAAATCATCGGAGACTTTTTCCAGGATTTCTATGTCCTTTTGTGGCGCTTTGATCTCTTTGAGATAAGAGAGTGTGAATTTTTTACTCTCTTTTGTGTCTGAATGGTAATTGTACCAATTCAGTGCCCTGGTGAGCGATACTTCTCCGTTTTTCCAGGAAGGTTCGCCACCTGATAGGGCTTTCTCATAATCTTTTAATGTACTGTGTCTCATGTCAACATGGTTACGGAATCAATGCGAAATGAACGCCAACCCTGGCTTTCAATATCCCAGACCGAGATTGTATTCGGATTTTCTGCTTTTGGCAATGATTCTGTTAGGAGTTGTTGCCCCTGTGCAACAGTTGCTGGAACATATTCGGGCATCAATGTGCATTTCATTGTTCGTTCTGTTCCATCTACTTTTACAAATGTAACAGTAACAACACCATTAACCAACATTTCTTTCAATTCATGTTTATTCATCATTTTCAATTCCCTCATACTGTTCAATATAATCACGCACCCTCAAACTCATTGCTTGAAACATAGTTTCGGCCACATCTCGTGAATTTGTGGTAACTTTCGAAACGATTCCCAAGAAACCATCTTCCATCATTCTAGAAACATAGTGTAAAGGTGATATCAAAATTGCTTCAAAAAGTTCGGGCATTTTTGGTGGTTCCTCTTGAAAAATTATGATATGATATAAATCACCCATTTCAGTTCCACCAATTTTTTCACCGGCCTTTTTATATTCAAAACCACTCACCTCATGGTCACCATCTTCATTTCTGTAGAAATTAAGACCATCAAAATCTTTACCCTTTAATATGTGTAAGAACTCTTTCATTAAATGCCTTAATATGTGATTTTCTAACTCTAACCATTATCCACGTATTGTAGTAATCGTTTGATTCCAGAACACTACGGTCAAATTGCTCTTTAGCTTCCAAATATCCACATTCACCTTTAGATTTACATAAGTGAATTATTTCTCTTTTGAAATGCTCCATGCCATGTAGTTTAACATCATTTTGTAGTTCTGTGTTAGATCCATAATAAGTTTGCCAGTCTGAGGCGATTTTATACCTTTTTTTCTTTCCTTTGATTACTTTAGTTTTCATTGAATAGAAAAATTTTTTACCAATGTATTTTTTACCAGTTTTTTCATTGGTGATAATGTAGACGAATCCATAATTATCACCAATGTCTGTTTCAGTAAAATCTTTGTTATCGTATTGCCAATTTATTCCCATCTCTCATCATCTTCATCGAGTTCATCCTCATTTATATATTCTTCTTGGATGTTGTCGATTGGATCACCGCAAAATGGACAATAGTTTGGTATGGAATCAGAAACAAGTTCTTCAGTGTATGCAAGTTCAAAAGATGATTCGCAGTTTTCGCATTCTGCTGTTATAAGTTTATCTGTCATTTATGGTGTTCTCCCTTTTCATGTTTAGCCTCCCATTTGGCACACCAATAGGTAGGCCTCACTTTGGCGTCCCATTTTCTACAGTGTTTTGTACCTGGTGCATAGTATTCACAGTTACTACACTTTTCGTGTCCCAAGGAAGGTTGATATCTAGATGGTAAGTTTTTTGATATTTTTGTACCATCTGGATATTTCCTATCCAATGCTTCTTTTAGTTGTTTTAGTCTTAATGTGCCCATACATCTCCCCAATCTCCGTTGAGTGCTCCTTTAGCATAATCAGTAGCTCTGTTCTCAAAGAAATTGGTGTGAGTTGGTGCATTAATCATTTCCTCAACCCATGGTAGAGGATTCTTCTTGACCTTCATAATTCCTTTAAGACCAAGACTAATAAGGCGGCGATCAGTAATATAGCGGATGTAACGTTTAACGTCACTAGCGTCCAAATTGTCCATAGCGCCCATGCCGAATGCCAAATCAATAAACCTGTCTTCGAGTAGAACCATTCTTTCAGCGATTGTGTAAATTTTTGACTTGAGTTCATCGTTCCAAATTTCTGGATTTTCCTTTATATATTCACGGAACAATTTAATCATATTTTCAGTATGCATCGTTTCATCAACGATAGACCATGTCACAATCTGTCCCATACCTTTCATCTTACCATTGCGTGGAAAGTTGAGTAACATGATAAAGGAGGAGAACAACTGCATCCCTTCAGTGAAAGCACTGAACACGGCGATGTGGGTTGCAGTTGAAGCCTTGTCACCATTCTTGCTAGAGATATCCAACACATAATCGTGTTTGTCTTTCATCTCTTGATAGTCCAAGAATTGGTTATATGTGGTCTCTGGAAGTCCTAGAGTTTCGATCAAATGTGAGTATGCGGCCACGTGCAATGCTTCACGTGCGGCAAAACCCATCAACATCATACGAACTTCTGGTTGTGGAAAATAAGGAAGATAGTTACGTACATAACCACCAGCAACGTCAATGTCACCTTGTGTAAAAAAGCGGAAGATATGTGTTAGAAATTGCTTTTCTTCATCGGACAGCTTCTTTTTCCAATCTTTAACATCTTCGGCCATTGGAACTTCAGTATGAAGCCAATGTGATTGTTCATGTTTTAACCATGCATCATAAGCCCAAGGATAATTGAACGGTTTAAAATTATTTCTATTGTCCGTCAAATTTGATTGGTTCTTTTTAACCATTTGCCCATTCCTTCAATGCTTCTACTGACTGTAAACCTGTTGTTCTTTTAGATACGTTGCCATCATCATCAAACATAATCAATGTTGGAATTCCACGTACACCATACTCAATAGCGGTGTCACTGTTAACATCAATGTCAACAACTTCAATTGGAAATTGCAAATTGGCTTCTTCCAAATTCTTAGCTAACATTTTACATGGAGCACACCATGATGCGGTAAATCTGACTATTTTTTTCATTTAATTATATCCCCTTCCATTTAAACATTCTTCGCATTCACACTCTTTGCAGAAATCGCATTTATCACATGTATCATTACAATGTTGTACGCAACTACACATACATTTTGGTGTAGTAAATCGTTTATAACTTTCGTAATCGTCCATGTAAGTCTCCATTTAACCCTCACAAGCAATACAATCGTTACCTTGTGCAATTTGTGTCATATCAATTTCTTCGATAACTTTACGTTCAATCTTTTTAGATACCTTGTCAGCTTTTGCAAGTTTCTCTGAACGGCAGTAGTACAACGATTTCAATCCCTTCTTCCATGCCATGAAATGTATAGCATGTAGATATTTAATGTGTACATCTGGTCTGAAGAACAGATTCAAACTTTGTGCTTGATCTATGTATTGTTGTCTATCGGCCGCATGTTCAATAACCCAACGTTGGTCGATTTCCATGGATGTTTTAAAGACCTCTTTATCATAATCATCCATCCAATCCAGATGTTGTACTGAACCATCATTGGCAATAATAGATGACCAGATTTCAGCATACACTTCTTCACCCTTTGGTGTCAATGGTGCACCAGTTGGTGAAAGGTGTTTCATTATGACTTTATCTAGATAGCGATTCTTATTTAGAAATGAGCCCGATAGAGTGTCCTGACGGTAAGCGTTAGCACGCCAAGGCTCAACAGAAGGGCTAGTATTTCCCAATATGATAGACGAAGAAGCATTTGGAGCAATAGCCATAAGATGACTGAAACGGAACCCAGTGCCGATAGCATCAGGAGCTTCCCCTCGTATTTTTCCAAGAGTTTTATTAGCATCGTCTAATCCCTCTCTTATGTTTCTGAAGATTTGATTGTTGAGTGATTTTGCAATGGCAGACTCAAAGGCCACACCCTTTCGCTGAAGATAAGCATGGAAACCCAAAGCGCCAACGCCAATAGAACGTTCACGGCTAGCAGAATATTTGGCACGAGCAATACTGTCAGGAGCATTATCAATAAAGTATTGTAAGACGTTATCAAGCATTTCTGCCACGTCCCGTAGAAAAAGTGTATTATCTCTCCATTCATCATAAGTCTCTAAATTCAAAGATGATAGACAACAAACTGCGGTTCTCTTTTCATCTGTAGGTAAAACAATTTCAGAACACAGATTTGACTGGTGAATTTTCAATCCTTTTTCTTTCAACCATGCAGGCAATGCACGATTGCTTGTATCAATGAAATGTAGATATGGTTCACCTGTGTGCATACGCAATTCTAGAATTTGTTGCCACAAGTGTTTTGCGGAGACAGTCTCTCGCACTTCTCCCGATTTAGGATCAATCAACTTCCAATCATCATTTGCTTCATTATCAATCATGCACTTTTCGATGATATTCATAAAATCATCGGTGATATTGATACCATGATGTAGGTTCAGGCAACGCACATTGGGGTCACCTGTTGGCTTCCTCATCTCAAGGAAGGGAATAATATCAGGATGGGAAATATCAAGATAGGCAGCGTAAGACCCACGGCGAGTGCGGCCTTGGCGATACGCCAAGCTAGAGGCATCGTAAATTTTGAGGTGCGGCATGACGCCAGTAGATTTATCATCCGCCGAGCGAATACCAAAACCAATCCCGACACCGCCACCAAGCATAGAAAGCCAATTAGTTTCACTAAGATTATCAACTAAACCCTCCGCTGTATCTTCAATAAAGTTAAGGAAGCACGAAATAGGCATCCCACGCTTAGAACGACCAAAAGAAAGGATTGGAGTAGAATAACTGAGCCAATGATTAGAGGCGTAATCGTAAAGGCGCTGAGC